GGGGAAACGGGTTATCCGTCGAACAGATAACCCGGATGACATGTATGCCAAAGGCGGAACTGTCGCTGATAAATATACAAAGTCGTTAGAAAAAGCCGGGTTTTACGAAGCAAGCAAATCAAAGCGGTTAGATATTATTAACAAAGTTACAACCAAGCCCCAACGGATAGAAATGGTTGATAAATTGTTTTTAGCCAAAAAAGCTAAAGGTAAATCAAAATGATGTCTAGCCGGGGGCTGGGTGCTATAAACCCAGCCAAAATGCCGTCTAAAAAAAAGATTATCCGTAAGGATGATCCGAATAGCGTAGCCCTGTACGCTGAAGGCGGGCATGTAAACGAGGCTGGTAACTACACAAAACCCAGTCTTCGCAAACGGATTGTGTCTCAAGTGAAGGCTGCGGCAACTCAAGGCACGGGCGCAGGTCAATGGTCAGCCCGTAAAGCCCAGCTTGTTGCCAAGAAATATAAGGCTGCTGGCGGGGGTTACCGAGATTGAAAACCCCGCAGCAGTCCCTTAAAGATTGGGGCGACCAGAAATGGCGCACTAAGAGTGGCAAACCTTCAAGCAAGACCGGAGAGCGTTATTTGCCAGAAGCGGCGATTAACAGCCTTAGCTCCGCAGAATATGCGGCAACAACCAAAGCCAAGAGAGAAGGCAAGAAAGCCGGTAAGCAGTTTGTAGCCCAACCAAAAACGATTGCTAAGAAAACGGCAAAATTTAGATGAGTACTAGCGGTACGTCAACGTTTAACCTGCAATTCAACGAACTTGCAGAAGAAGCTTATGAGCGTTGCGGGGTTGAAGTCCGTAACGGTTATCAGCTTCGTACCGCCCGCCGCAGTTTAAACATTATGACCATCGAGTGGGCCAACAGGGGTATTAATCTGTGGACAGTCGAACAAGGCGAAATCCCTCTTGTCCAAGGTCAGGTTGCCTATCCGTTGCCCGCAGACACTATTGATTTGCTGGACCACGTTATCAGGCAAAACCAAACAACGCAAAACCAGATAGACATTAATATTACAAGAATCTCAGAATCCACTTACGCATCCATTCCAAACAAACTAGCACAAGGAAGACCAATCCAAGTTTGGATAAACAGGCAAACAGACGCCACCTATGATGCAGGAATCACTCTTTCTTCTACAATTAGCGCAACTGATACATCCATTGTTGTTAGCGATGGCTCCGTTCTTGGAGCCGCAGGATACATTCAGATTGGCAGCGAACAGATTTATTACACCAGCATTTTGGGAAATACGCTCCAGCTTTGCAATCGTGGTCAAAATGGGACAACGGCGGCAGCGCACACGGCGGGCGCGGCAATCTCAGTAGTTAACAACACTACAATCAACATTTGGCCCACCGCAAACGCTGGCGGTTCTTATACATTTGTTTACTGGCGCATGAGAAGGATTCAAGATGTTGGGACCGGAACCAAAACCCAAGACATCCCATTTCGATTCATTCCTGCGATTGTTGCCGGGTTGGCATACTACATTTGTGTCAAGCTTCCAGAAGCCGCAGACAGAATTGCCATGCTCAAAGAACAGTACGAAGAACAGTTTAGACTCGCAGCCGATGAAGACCGTGAAAAGGCTTCCTTGCGCTTGGCTCCCCGACAGATGTTCTGGTAATGGCAAATAAGTATGCGTCTGGTAAGTTTTCGATTGCTGAGTGCGATAGATGCGGTCAGCGGTACATGCTCAAGGAGCTTAAAAGCGAGATCATAAAAACCAAACTTTTTAAAATTAAAGTTTGTCATGAATGTTGGGACCCTGATCAACCTCAGTTATCATTGGGTCTTTACCCAGTGTATGATCCGCAAGCAGTTAGAGAACCAAGACCGGATGTAAGTTATTATCAATCTGGAAACAGTGGCCTTGTGATTAGCAATACAAGCGGCGCAGGCGCTAATCAGAACGGATATCCAGAAGAAGGTAGCAGAGTTTTTGAATGGGGCTGGAACCCCGTAGGTGGTTCTAGAGATGATGGCTTGACACCAAACGCTTTGGTATTAAGCTTTACACTTAGCAGCGTAACTATAACTTAGGAATCAAAATGAATCGTAAAGAAGTTAAGGGCATTGCTGATGCTGAAGCCATGAAAGTGGTCAAAGGGCATGAGAAGAAAATGCATGGCATGAAGAAAGGTGGGCCTACAAGTCTTGACCGCAAGAAGTACGGGAAAAACATGTCCCGCGCAATGAATCAGAGGTAACTATGTTTACTATGAAAAAACAAGGCAAAGAAGTTGGACCGGCTAGTGTCTATGCTAAACCTCACACCGGATCAAGCCCAACGGTTGATTTGAGCAGTTTTGGTTATGGCAAACAAAAGAAAGGCGACCAGCTAGACGATTTATGTGTGTCTGTGTCTTCTATCTCTAGTAAGCCATGTGCAGAGCCAAAAACCACTGGCGTTAAAACCCGTGGCAATGGTTGTGCGACTAAAGGCACGATGGCTAGGGGGCCAATGGCGTGAACTATGAGGCATTAGTAACGTCAATCCAAGATTATGCCGAGAATAGTTTTGACTATTCTGCAAACCCCGGCATTATCAATCGATTTATTGAGCAATCAGAACAGTTAATTTATAACGCCGTTCAATTGCCTTCGCTTAGAAGGAACGTTACTGGTTTGGCAAGCCCAGCAAACAAGTACCTTGCTTGCCCGGACGACTGGCTTGCAACGTATTCAATGGCGGTTATTGACGCAACTGGCTCTTATAATTATCTTTTAAACAAAGACGCAAGTTATATACAAGAGGCGTATCCAGATCCAAGTGACACTGGGATGCCTTTGTATTATGCATTGTTTGGGCCAAGAACTAATGCACCAGCAGAGTTAACGTTTTTGTTGGCTCCAACGCCAAACACCGTTTATACAATGGTGCTTAACTATTTCTTTTATCCTCAATCAATTGTTACTGCTGGTAACACATGGCTTGGCGATAACTTTGATACCGCGCTGCTTAATTATTGTTTGATGGAAGCCATCACTTACATGAAAGGTGAGCAGGACTTGGTTGCATTGTACAAGTCACGGGCTGAAGCTGCTATGGTTCTGCTCAAACAACTGGGTGATGCGAAAGAGAAGAGCGATTCTTACCGCACCCCGCCGCCTAGATACAAAATCATATGATTACTCAGACGGTCACCACATCGTTTAAATACGATTGCTATACTGCGGGTCAGAACTTATCAACGGACACGTTGAAGATGGCTCTGTACACCGCAGCAGCCAATTTAAACGCTGCCACAACCGTATATGTATCTACTGGCGAAGTAGTCAGTGCAAACTACAGTGCTGGCGGGCTGGTGCTTACTGGGGTAACGGTATTGATTTCGGACACAACCGTTTATCTCAGCTTTAACAGCCCTTCTTGGTCGAACGTTTCGTTTACCTGTAGGGGGGCTTTGATCTACAATTCAAGCAAAAGCAACAAATCTGTGGCTGTGTTGAATTTTGGTTCTGATAAAATTGCCACGCCCGCAAACCCATTTGTCGTAACCTTACCGGCAAACACCGCTACTACAGCACTAATTCGTTCTTAAAGGAAACCAATGCTAGTTAACACTATTCACGGCGAAATGGACGATTCCCTTCTGGTCAAACAAGAAGGTTCGCTGGATAATGACATTGAGCACACAACTTGGACCGAGTACTGGCTTGATGATGAGTTGGTGCATCGGTCTGTTCATGTTTCGTTAAAAACCTCCCCCGCGCTGTTCGCTGAAGCAGCAGAAATTGCATAAGGAAATATCATGGCAAATTCCCAATCAATGTGTACTTCGTTCCTTAGCGAACTGATGCTCGGTCAGCACCAGCTTGGAGCGTCAACAATTACATCCCGTGGAAGTTTGACTTCTCCAACAACAGATACGCTTAAAGCTGCGCTTTATCTTGCCTCGGCCACAATCAACGCGGCAACAACTGCGTATACGGCTACTGGTGAAGTAACGGGTACTAACTATACCGCTGGCGGTATAACGGTAACAAACGCAAC